CTTGTATTTTTGCCTAACAATTTCCATAAAATTTTCCAAATCGTCAATGTTACTTATAACTTTGGCTGGCACAAGTTCTGTTACTTCAAATTCAATTACCTGTAATTCCTGTGTTCCCATTTTTCCTCCTATATCGCTAATTTTATTTTTGATGGTGGTTCAATATCATTGATTACAAATGAATTAAACCATATTTCTTTTTTTATAATTTCTTTTATGTCATCCTCATCACGTTCGATGTAAAATTTTTTCAAAATGCTTTCATCAGTCCATTCTAACTTTATATTTGCAAACAAAACTGCAAATTTCCAGCCAGTCACAGCTAAATAGTGCTGAACTTGTAAATGATAATGTAACGGCACTTCATTTTTCCAATCTCTTTCAAACTGTTTCCAGTTCATGCATCGTGCTGTCTTTATTTCCAGTATCCCTTTTTCCTTACTTGTCTTATTTTCTAGCACACCATCTAAATTTGCAGACATAAAAGGATATTTTAGAGATACAAGCGTTTTTTCAAGTGTATCCTCTTGCAATATTCCGTTTTTTACTGCTGGGACATCGCTTATATCTTTTTGTTTTTCTCTTCCTGTTTTAATTCGCCACAACTCCTGTATATCTTCGTTATAGGGATTATGCCCCATTATTATTGAACAATCCGAGCCACCAATGTGTTTTTGCCTTATGTTGTGCCACTCTTCTTTGTTTTTGTAACTTATTTCTTTGTATTCCATAATCCTCCTTTAAAATATTTCTCCCCCTTTTACAAGACCCTTAAAATCTCTAATTCTACTTGGAATATACCAAAGCAATATAGCCATTAAGAATGGAAATGCTATGTTTCCTCCTGCTATCCAATGCCCTTTGATTCTAATTTCTTCAATCTGAATCCAAATTGATGCCAGTATTAGAATTATCCATTTTATTGCACTCTTTGTTGTCATCAACGCTATTTTCCTCCAGTTCCTTAATTTCCTCTTGATCCATTTCTTTTTCCAATTGTTCTCTTATGCTCAATTTAATCACTCTCCTAAAATAAATTTTAAATTTTTGTATTAACTTAATTGTGCTATCTATTTAAAAGTTAAAAAAATAATAAATAAAGAAAGGAGCTGGCAATGAAAATACCAGTTTTCTGCATACTTCAAGCAGTGTACTATGTGTACTGGTATGCAGAGGTTAATAGATAGCACGATTAAATTAACAATTTTTATGATATTTTATCAGTTGCTTGGTTTGTTATTGAGTTAGTTTTTTCTATTTATTTAATAAAGAAAAAAGAAGATACAACAAATAAGTGATAAGGAATGAAGCTATAAGTTTCCAATAAAAATCAAAAAGTGTGTTTCGTTCTTTTATCGTTTTAAAAATTTTCTTTATTATTTTCATAATTTTTCCTCCTGAAATTTATTTAAGATAATTAATATCTTATCCAAACCCACAATCGCTTATGGGCTTGGTAAAACATCAGTTACTCTAATTCAATTAATTGATTTATTATATTTTTGCATTCATTTTCAACAAATTCCACATTTTTTGTTTCATAATTATCAAAGAAATGGGCTGTATCAAATCCAATCCACATGCCTTTGCCTAAAATTTCTCTTTCCTCTTTAAACGTCAATCCTCCGTGACACTCAATTGGAATATCATAGTAATCATCTTCTAAAAATTTGCTGTTGTCCTTTAGTTTTACGTATCCGTTTACGTGGTAGTAAGGTGCAAGATCTACTTCTGCAATCACGTATTTATAATTTTTATATATTCCTTTTTTTGCAATTTCAAATCCCATTTATATTCTCCTTTAAATTTATTTCTTAAACAATCTCTTAATTTTATTTTTCAGCTTTTTAGCTTCCTTTTCCTTTAAAACCTTTTTGTTGTTTTCATTTACAATTGCTAATGCTTCAAAATTCATCTTTCTACCTCCATTTTATAATTATTTTTTTTAGCCATATCCATTAAATCGGTATATGATATATAAATATTTTTTATTCCCAAAGCTTTTATAAGATACATTTTTATTGGATAAAAATGTTTCTTTTGCATAATAAACTCATCTTTTTTGTATAAAGTGTATTTCATTATTCCTCCTATGCTATTTTTTTAGTTATTATAGTTACATCTACAATTTCATCTTCCCACTCTGCTTCCTGCTGTCCGTTGTCGTATGTTATTACTCCAACTTGATAACTTTTTTCAACTTGTTCTTCATATTCAAAGTTTTCAAAATATTCACGAATTTTCATTACTTCTTTAGTTGTGTAACCGTCCAATATCCAGCTCATAAGCCAGTTGTTCAGCCATTCTTGAGTGTATTCAATTTCATCGTTGTCATTTATCTTTAGTTCTTCACTATCAAGCAAATCAAATATTATGCCTCTTACTTCTTTTTCTAAAGCTGTCATTTTTTTATCATCTCCTATTTTTTGTAACTATAATTAGATTTTGTATCTTATTTTTGGTTACAGATATTTTCAAAAAAAATAAAGAATATTTATTTTTCTCATCTACAGACATATTGTAACTTATTTTAGGTTACAAGTCAAGTGTTTTTTTGAAATTTTTTAAACTTTTTCTAAAAAGTACGAAAAAATGTGGTAAAATATAGTGTAAAAAAAACGAAAGGAAGTTAAATCCATGAGTTATCAAATAGAGAAATTCTTAACAGAATTTTTGAATAAAAAAAATATGACATTAACAGATTTTTCCAAAAAGATGGAAGTAACACACGTTTATGTATCTAATATAAAAAATGGAAAAAAGACGGCTTCCAAAAAATTTGTCGAAAATTTAATAAAAAAATTTCCAGAATGTTCTAAAAAAGAAGTGGAATTAATGGAAATGTTAGAAAAGGATAAAAAAATTGAAAAATTAAAAAAATTGGAAAAACAAAGAAGAGAAACGATTGGGAAAAGCGAAGAACTTGATAGAATTTCACGTTTAAATAAGCGAGAGAGAGTTCAATTAGAAGAGGTTATGAATAGTGCAGCTTATTTTTTTAACGATGTTAGTGTAAGTGATGAAGACAAAAAAATATTGCACGATACTTTACAGGAACTTTTTTTTGACGCCAAAATGAAAAACAAAAGAAAATAGAGGTTTATATGAGAAAACGTAGAAATATGAAACTCAGAGTAAAGAACTTGATAGAAAAGTACAACACAAGTAATCCGTATGTATTGTGTGAAAAATTGAATGTTGAAATCAAATACGTTTATTATAAAGATGTAAAAGGATTCTTTAGTAGAGTGTTAAGAAGAAAATACATTGTTATAAATGAAAAACTAGATGAGTATTCTCAATTAGTTGTTTTGTGTCATGAATTAGGACATGCACTTTATCATAATTCAAAAAATAAGCTTCTTATGAAAATCAATTTTTTTAATTATAGTCCAGAACTAGAGAACGAAGCCAACGAATTTGCAGCCGAACTGATGAAATATCAACAAGAAGTTAGTTATGAAATTGCGAGAGATTGTGATTTAGGATTACAAGTGTTAGAAGAAATGAAAAGATATATAAAATATTAGGATATTTGTGCAAAAAAGCATTAATGAGATTGGCGGAGTTGAAAAGCAGATTTGAGAGATAAAAAATGTGTTTTAAAAATTTCGAATTAAAAAATAGCTGTTAATTAAGGTAAAAAAAGGGGTTAGTTGTGTGAAATATAAAAAAACTATGCAAAAAAATGTGTAGGTATATACAGGAAGGAATTTATAAAGATGTTTACACAATTAAACGAAAGAGATGTAGAAACTTATATTGATAACGAATTAAAAAATTTAAAATGGAATGATAATCCTCAGGATATGAACGAATGCAATGTATATAAACAAAGAGTAAAAACAACTAAACAAAAAAATAAACTAAAAGGGAAAAAGCCAGATTATGTTTTGTATAAAGAAAAGACAGATGAACCTTTAGCAGTAATAGAAGCAAAAAGACCATTTGAAAATTTGGAGAAAGCACAAAGTCAAGCTATGAATTATGCCGAAAAAATAAATGCTCCTATAGTTTTTGTAACGGATGGAATTTATACTAAAACACACCATATGAAAAAGCAAAAACCTCTATATTTAAATGGGGAAGAGGTAGATGAACTTTTATCGCATTCAACTTTATTGAACTTCTTAAACGACAATATTTACAATACTCAAGATAAAAGAGTTATAACATCTCGCCAAGAATTAATCAATATTTTTAAATCAATAAATAATGATTTGAGAGATTCAGGAGTTACAAATGGTCTTCCAAGAATACATTTGTTTACAAATATGTTGTTTCTAAAAGTGATTAGTGAATTAGCGGAGCTAAAAGATGAAATCGTTACCGTACCTCCGAAGCAGTACTTGTGGAATAATTTTAAAGAGAAAAAGGGGCTAGATTTGTTAGATTTTCTTAATAAACAGGCTTTTGATTATTTTAAAAAATCTTACGGAGGAGAAGTTTTGTCCAAAATAGATGTTCTGGAAGGCAAAGAAAATATATTAAATTCTATCATAGATTCTTTGGATGACTTATGGCTTTCTGATACGAATGCAGATATAAAAGGTGAAGCCTTTGAATTTTTTTTAAGAAGTTATGGAGGTGCTGAAACTGATTTTGGGGAATATTTTACACCAAGACACATTGTGAAAACAATGGTTAAATTGTTAAATCCTAAATTTGGAGAAAAAGTATATGATGGATTTTGTGGAACAGGTGGAATGCTTATAGAATCTTTTAAATATATGAAAAAAAGAACACCGTTGAACCAAAACACCATCAAACAGCTAAAGAATGAAACAATATATGGTGGTGAATTTTCTACAATGTATAGAATAGCTAAAATGAATATGATTTTAGCGGGTGATGGACACTCAAACATTTTGAGGCAAGATAGTTATGAGAAAAAACAAACCAATAAGTATGATGTAGTAATAACAAATATACCTTTTGGAAGTAAAATGAAAACAAATTATTTATCACAATACGGATATAATGGTGTTTCTGCTGAGATTTGTGGGGTATTGCATTCTATAGATGCGCTTAATTCTGAAAATGAAAATTCCAGAGCCGCTATAATTGTGCCAGAAGGAATTCTTTTTAATAAACAACAAAAAGCATACAGAACATTAAGGCAAGAATTAACAGAAAAATACGATTTAAAAAGTATAATTTCTCTACCAAGACAAGCGTTCAGCGATGCGAATGTTAAAAGTAACATTTTGATAGTTGGGAAAAAGAAACAAACTAACAAACACATATGGTTTTTTGATATAAAAAACGATGGTTATACCTTGGATAAGGCTAGAAAAAAAATAGAAGGTAATAATGATATTGATGTATTATTATCTTCAAATAATTTAAATGTTGATGAAATAGAAAAATTAAAAAGACTGAATTTCAAAATTTTATATAAAGAAAAATTAAAAGAGAACAATTATATTTTTTTACCTAACCAGTATATAGAACAAGAAATTGACAACTATAAACACAAAATGGTTTCTCTTTCAGAATTAGAAGAACAAAAAATAATAGAATTTTCAAAAGGAGAAAAATTAAATAAAAACAAAATAAGTGAAACAGGAGAATACGAATGCATTTTATATGGAGAGCTTTACACAAAATACGAAAGCCCTTTCATAACAGAAATAACAAGTAAAACAGATTATAACGAAGGCAAACGTTCTCTAAAAGATGATATTTTAATACCATCTACAACTACTGCTGATTCCGAAGGCATAGCAATAGCTAGATGTATTTTGAAAGATGAAATCAGGATAGGTGGAGATATAAATATAATAAGAGTAAACAATAAAAAAGTAATAAATCCCAAATTTTTAACTTTATCTCTAAATTTTCCTTTAAAAAATGAATTAGCAAAATTTGCAAAAGGAGCAAATATTTTACATTTGGATAACGATGATATAAAAAAAATAAAAATACCATTACCTGATTTGAAAGAGCAGAATGATATTGTAAATGAATTTATAAAAAAAGAGGAAGAACTCAGTAAAAAAGAAGAAGAAATCAAACAATTAAAAAAAGAGGCAGAAAAAAATATATTGAACAAATTTTTCGTAAAATAAGAAAAAATTAAAATGAATTACTTTAGAAATAGAGTAATTCTTTTTTTGTTGACTTTTTTGTAAAAATTTCAAAAAAACACTTGACTTGTAACTTAAAATAAATTACAATATACAAGAGGTGAGAATAATGACAATGAGTGAATATCATAAAAATGTTTATGCCAATATAGAACTCGCAAGAAATAGAAAAGGATTAACAAAAGGAGAGTTAGCTAACGAGATAGGAATTTCAAAGTCAGCACTGTCTTTTGTTTTAAATAGATTAAAAAACGGCAGAACTATAAATACTAAAACTCTTGAGAAGTGGGCAGATGCTTTAAATGTGCCTTTTTCGTTTTTTTTTGAAGTAAAACGTAACTAAAAAAAGGTTACAAAAAACCCAAAAGAAAAGAAAGGAGGTGTGAGATGAGTGAGAAAATAAATTCTTATAATTATAACGGAAGAATTGACAAAATAAGAAAGCTTACAAAAGAATTTAGAGAAATTATAGAAAAAAAATTCCCAGAAATAACGGAAATAGATGTTGAATTAATAACCGAAACTCTGGGAATTGAATTGAAACATTATTTTAGAAAATTTTGATTACATACCAGGAAACCATTCTTTGGCTTCTTTAAGCATTTTGTAGGCTTTTTTCATAGCGGTATTATTTTCTAAAAAATCCATACCTTCTAAAGTTAATCTAGGATTATTAATACCGATATGTATATGACCGCTTATTGAAGTTATCGTTGAAATACCTGTTATATAATTTTTTTCTTTGAGTTGTTCTAACATTAAAATTAGTCTTCTTTCAGAAATGCCTAATTTTTTTAAGTTTAGAGTTTCATCAAAATTAAAATTATTTTCTTCGTAAGCAATATCAATAGCTTTTAATATTCTAAAAATAGTTGTATCTAAAGACATTAAGTAACACCTCCTTTCTCATGAGATTAATCTTGTTTGGCGATATTATTATAACTCAAAAGGAGGTGAAAATGAAATAATAGAGTAAATAAAAAAGCACTTCATTTGAAGTGCAAAAACCCCTAAGGGTAGAGGAGTAGAGGTGAAATTCATTTCCTATCTATTCAAGCTGTAATAAATAATTACAAAAAGAATAAATATCGCAATGAAATCTACCATCTCACTACCTCCTTATTCAAAATATTGCGAGCCGATGAAACTCGCGTAGAACAATTATAACAAAAAAGACTGGAAAAATCCAGCCCAATTTGTCATCGTTTTGTTTTATATTTTGAATAAGTTCCCTTAGGGGTTACCCCAGAGTGACTATATTATATCACAAATTATAGAAAAGTCAAAATAAAAAATAAAGGAAGAAGAAATATGAGGGATATAAGAAAAAGAGGTTGGTTTTGGATTGAAAACGAACTTATAGACAGAACAGATTTATCATTTGAAGTAAAATCAATGTATATGATATTAGCTAGATTTGCAGATAACGAAGGAAAATGTTTTCCGAGCATAGAAAAATTGGCTGAAATAATTGGAAAAGATAAAAGAACAGTTATAAGATATATCAAAAAACTGGAAGAAAAAGGATTAATTGAAAAGAGAAGAAGATTTAATCAGACAAATATTTATTATTTAAAAAATGCTAATTCTAATAGTGACAAAATTGATAATGACAAAAATGATAGTGACAAGGATGTCACTTCCCTAGGTGACACTGGTGTCACTTCCGATAGTGACAAAAATGTAAATCTAAAAAGACCCATAGAAAAAGACCCAATTAAAAATACCCAATATAAAGAAAAATATAAAAAAGAAAAATTAAACAATATTGAGTGTTATGTGATGTCATTAGAAAAAGATGAGAACTATAAGCAACTGCTTTTTAAATTTATAAAATATCGTAAGGAAATAAGGAAATCATTAAAAACAATAAGCCCGCTAAAAGCTCTGATAAAAGAATTTCCATTATATAGCGACTTAAAAGAAGCTTTAGAAATAATGGAAACAAGGGAATGGAGGACAGCAACAGCTGAATGGGTAGAAAATTACAAAAACAGTTTAGGAGGAAATAATAATGCAAACACAGGGAATAAGAGAAACTATACAGGAAATACTGAAAAAAAGGGGTTTGACAAGCACAATGATTATAAGCCAGACTACTCAAAGGGATTCGATGACTGGAATTAATACCGAATACATACCAGCCGGTATATTTAAACAGCAAGAAATCTACAAATATATGAGTTTATCAAAACTAACGGAACAGGATTGGCATAAAAGATTTGAAAATGCAGAAGTTAAAACGCCTGAAGAAATTGAATATAAAAAGTCATTTGAGAAATATTGCAAAAACTTTGAAACAATCAAACAAAAAGGGCTTGGAATATTAATGAGCGGTAATCCTGGAACTGGCAAAACTTATTATACAACCTGCATAATGAATGCCTTGAATCAAAAACACCTTGTTTATAAAACAACGTTATCTGATTTGCTGGAAGAAATCAGAAAAAGCTATAAAAGTTTTGAAAATGAAAATGATGATTTTTTGTTTGAAAGATTATCAAAAGCGGAATTAATAATTTTTGATGACCTAGGAAACGAATTTTTAAGTGACTGGGGAAAAGAAAAAATGTTTATGATTCTTAATTTTATTTATGAAAATAACAAGCCTTTGATAGTAAATACAAATTTAGATGCCAAACAATTATCAAGTTTTTTCAACATAAACGGTAGTGATAAATTATTAGACAGAATCCGTAGTAAATGCAAAACTTATATTTTTAACTGGGAAAGCCGAAGAAAAGATTTGTACAAAAAAGATTTTGAGGAATTATATTAGGAGGATAAATGCAAAAAATTAAAGTCATAGAACTTTTCGCAGGAGTTGGAAGTCAAGCGATGGCATTGAGGAATATCGGAATCGATTATGAAGTTATAGGAATTTCTGAGATAGATAAGTTCGCAATTAAAAGCTATGAAGCCATACACGGAGAAGTCCACAACTTCGGAGACGTTTCCAAGATTGAGAAGTTGCCTTATTGCGACCTGCTTACATATTCATTTCCCTGTCAAGATTTAAGCATTGCCGGACATCAAAAAGGAATAAATAAAGATACAAGAAGCGGATTGCTTTTGGAAGTTGAAAGATTGCTTTTGAAAGCAAAGGAGAATGGAACATTGCCAAAGTATCTTTTGCTAGAAAATGTCAAAAATCTCGTTGGAAAGAAGTTTATAAAAGATTTTGAGTGTTGGCTAAGCTTTCTAAACAGTTTGGGATATTATTCAAACTGGGAAGTGTTAAACGCTAAAGATTATGGAATACCTCAGAACAGAGAACGTGTATTTGTTGTTAGCAGTCTTGAGAATATGCACTATAAATTTCCAAAGCAAGTCGAACTGAAATCTAAAATGAAAGACTTGCTAGAGGAAAAGGTAGATGACAAGTATTATTTATCTGAAAAATACCTAAAGTGCTTTTCTGATACAAAAAACAGAAACGGATTTATAAGAGGCGAAAGATTTAAGCCTAGAAAACTCGAAAATTGCAATACTGCGTTCGCCATAACAACAAGAGCAGGAGCAAGAGCGACAGACAATTACATAATACAAGTATGGAATCTAAAGAATACCGAAAGTTTCGGCGGAAATCCACACACAGGAAGGGTATACAGCCCTGATGGTATAAGCCCTTGTCTCAATACGATGCAAGGTGGTGGGCTTGAGCCTAAAATCTTGCAAAAAGGACACGGATTTAACAAAGGCGGAATAAAAGAAAATATAGTTCCAGCCTTAACTAAGAGTTCGTGGCATGAAAATAATTTTGTTGTAAATATAAATCCAAGTGGAAAAGGCATGAACGGAAATGTATACAGAACTAATTTGAGTCCAACTCTTACAACGAACAAGGGAGAAGGAATTAAAATTTTACAGAACAATGATTACAGAATAAGAAAACTAACCCCGCTTGAATGTTGGCGATTAATGGGATTCAGAGATATGGACTATTATGCCGCAAAGTCTGTGGGAATTTCAGATGCACAACTTTATAAACAGGCAGGAAATAGCATAGTAGTAACAGTTTTGGAAGCAATATTTAGAAACTTGTTTTTCAAGAAACACAGAAGAAAACAAGGGATTGTAGCGGAACAGATTAGAATATTTTAGGAGGATAGATGAACAGTTATCAAGACGAATTAAAGAAGGTATTATTGACTTACGATATGAACAAAATAAAAGAATTTATGTATAAACATAACAAAAATATGCCGAGAAATAACTTGGCTTTTTGGGCAGGGGTACACAAAGGGATATGTAATTTACCAAA